CGTCAAATGCGTGGTCAACTCCTAAATTTTTATTTGGCATACCCGTATTTGGTGCGTAAGTTAACGTCCGAAGAGATTTTATCAATTCTTTACACCTAGGATGAATAAAGGTTCTTCTATCTCCATTTGCATCAAATAATGCCGTATTTACAGCAGTAATTTTGTCTCGAATCTTCCAAGGAGCCTTCGGACTGGACACGGTAAAGCCACTTCTTCGTAAAATTGTATGATCCGTAAGCCCAACACCACTTGTTTTTCGAGCACCACCCGTGGGGTCAGGACAAGTTATAATTCTTCGCTCTACCCCATATCTATTGACTACTTCTTCGGCAAAATCCCATGTAGTAGCACCGCCAGTTAAGATAATTTCATCAAAAACATATAAATTTTCATTATTTTTTACTGCACATATGCCACAAAGCGGGTCTACGTTGAAATCTACCCCCATATATAGCGGTAACATATGTAAATCCTGTACTTCGGACGATATATTTTCATCATCAAAACTAATTGCCACCAATCCCGTAAGATTTTCAAAGCTCGCTTCAAATTCCTGTCGAAATGTACGCTGATCTAACTGACCCCTCGCTGCTTCAACTTCATCTTTCGGAACATTACCCCCCTCAATAGTGGTAAAACTCCACCTTTTCCAATCCCCACTCTCATCTTCAGGCACATAACACCATAAATCGTAAAACCAACTTGCCGTTCCATCAGGTGTTGAAATGAATAATGCCCATCCCTGTTTATCAGCTAAAGCAGGTCTTATAACTTCAGACCATACTTCTCTGTCCATAAATGCAGCTTCATCTAAAACTACTCCACTTAAACTACGACCTCTCAATGCCATAGCATTTTCAGTCCCCTTTAACTCAATAGTTGATTCATTTACTAATTCAATCTTTAAATCTGTCTCATTCTTAGACTTGATCCATTGCTTTGGCACTAACTTCTTCAATGTTTTCCATGCAATGTCCTTTGCCATTCGATATGTAGGTGCACAATAAAAATATGTTTCACCAGGCTTTGCAATAGCACCCTTCAGCAACTCAACACAGCTTAAATAGCTTTTACCAAATCTTCTTCCAGCTACAAGCACCCTAAATCTTTCATCAGCTTTGAACACCTCCCCCTGTGCCCAACGTAAACTTAACGGTTCTGCTACTGCCATATAAAAATAATAACCACATTTACTATAACAGCAACTTATTTCGTGTTGTATCAGCAGGTTCCCCGCCTAGGCAAAATAAAAAAATTTTTTACAAACCCTCCCCCTATGTAAAGTTTTGTTACAAATAGAGGGTTTGCACGTGTAATATAAGAGTTATCTGCTATACTATAAGAGTAGGGACGAAAGGAACTACACAAACTAGAGACTTCGGTCTCGAACCTCGAAAACTTTATAAATTTTTCTGCTATGGATTCTAAGAAATTAGATGAGTTCTTCCCAAGGACCCCTCATAAGCGTTTTGTTTCTCTTACCTTTGAAGAGATTGACAGTATGTGCGGCTTCTTTCGTAAAGTGCATATGCTCTTTCCTGATAAGCCAATGATCAAGAAAATGACCTCTTGGTATATCACTTTACTGATCAATGACCTAGGTGAAGAGGAGCAAAAAGAAATCCGTGACAAGTTGAGGGCGGTCAAATGACATCTGTCTACAATCGTCCCAAGTGCTACGGTTCAGAGTGGGAGGCTTACGTTGATGACGAGGCCACCGCTCGTGGCATTGATCCAAAGGATTGGCAAGCCCTCGAAGCTCTCGAAGAAGAGCTAGAGACAAAAGCCCAAGACTATTACGACCAAGCACAATACGAAGCCAATGAGCAATTTGATCTTTGACTCTTACAAAGAGACAAGGCTCGAAGAGATCGAAGAGGAACTTTATCAAGAAGATCCTCTCGATCCTCACATACGCAAAAGAGCCTACGAACTCTTACTAATTGAACTTTATTCTTAAAGCTATGAAATTCACAATGGGCTACCTAGCCTTTATGACAATCATTATTATGATCTTAGGATCATTGGGAGCCAATCAAAAGGCTCCCTCTTTCGACTACTCAACAATCAGTTGGGAGGAGACAAGACCATAAAGAGCTTGACGACAAAATTAAGGAGCTGGGAGCCTAGCTCCCCTCCTCTTTCACTTTTATTTCTATGTTAAAACTTAAAATTAATTCTGAAAATGCAGCCTTTGACCAGGAAGGCCAGGAAGTCGCCAGGATACTGAGAGGCCTGGCTGACCAGGTCGAACACCTGGACAAACTCCAGGAATGCCAGCTTCCATTGAGAGATCTCAACGGTAACACGGTTGGCTACTACCAAACCTGGACCGACCAGGGCGAGAGCCAGGGGGCGGTGATCAGTTCACCATATGCAACCTGGACACAAAACCAATTTCCAAACTAAACCTGGAGGCTTCGGCCTCCTTTTTTTTGCCTGGAGACACCAGGACAAGACCAGGACAAGACCTGGCAAACACCTGGATTAGCTGGAAATTGAATGGTTTTTTGCGATTTGCTCCCTTCAGAATCGCTTGTAAGCCCTTCGTTCCAAAGGTTGAATGTATTAGTACCCTCGAAATTGAATGTTTTTTTGCGACCAGGTAAACACCAGGAGATGTCCAGGTAAACTACCAGGTAACCACCAGGGCGGGTCCAGGTCAGCAAAAATTGAATGCAAAAGTCAAGTAAAAATACTGAATGTCAAAAACTGAATGCAATTTTCAGCTGGCTTTGTCAACTGAATGTAAAAACTGAATGTCATTCTCGGCTTTCAATTTGAATATTGAGTGCAGGTGGCATATTCACATTCACCGCTTCTTGAGTCTCTCCATTTGCTCGACCTAGCGAATCTAAAATCATATGTGCAGTCTGCAATTGTCCTTTTTTCAAAGCCGCATTAAACAATCTTTGTCTCATACTATGTAAACGAGAGAGTATATCGGCTCTATCTCTCTCCAAATCTTGCGAGTTCCATTCGGTCACTCTTTTCCAATCTGCCCAAGCTGTTTTTTCGGAGATGCTTTCTCTTTGAGCATGTTGTAAAACTAACTGTCTTGTGGAAAGTCCATCTAATTGTTTTGTGTAGAGACGTTGACAGCGCTGTTCGATATGAGTTTTTGGATTACGCTTGCCATAAATATTTTTAATTCTTTCTAGGTCTTTTTCTGACATTTCCAATAAAAAAGAGGTATTAAATTAATAATACCTCGTAAGTCTAGTTATGTGAAAAGAAATTAAGAAATGAGTTCGTAATTCATTTGACAAGAAAAAAGGAAATCATATGTTTTATTGACTTTATAACCTAAGTTAATAAGTCTCATGTGTTCTTGATCAGCTTTTTCAATTGAGTCTATAGAGTCACTTCTATAAATTCGAGTGATGTACTTTTTCATTTTGCAACCTCAAATAATTTTCCCTCGTTGATAAATTTGGTTTCGTCAAAATCCCAAATCTCACCAAGTTGCAATTCTTTTAAAAGCATATCTTTTATTTGTTGTAAGATTGCATAACCCAAAGAATTTTTATAATTATCATGTTCGCAAGATTGATAATCATAATTGTTGATAATTCCGACCATATATCCTAATTGGTTATGATCGTCCCAATAATTAACAACATTGGACATTCTGCGAACATAAGTAAGTCTTTCGGCATATTCTTTATCGTTGTATCTTGCCATAAGAGAATTTTGATTTTCTCTTAATAAGATGTCAAAGATCATTCTAAAAAAATCACTGTCAGAATATTGTAAGTAAAAGATGTCATAAAGACCATCACAAAACTTTTTAAATTTTGCGTGTAATTCCATTCTTTGTTCATAGGTGGTTACACCTTTTGGGTGATTTCTTTCATACCAAATTTTCTTTTCAACTGATCGAATAGCTCTCATTACATGAGATTTTCTTTCTTCGTCAGTTTTACCACTTTTCATATAGTAAAAAGTAGACAATGCGTTAAGAGTATCGTCCGAACATAAATAAGCAGACATAGCGAATAAAGTAAACTACTCTTATATTATAGCAGTTATTTTCTAGATTTTGCAATGATTTTCGAGAATTTTATTGAACTTCCTTTAGTTGATGCAAGATATAAAATATCAAATAATTTCATTAATCTTATTTTTCTTTTAGTAGAATATTTAGAATATTTGATGAATGAAAGCATAGTTGTTAATAAGAACCATTGATCATTGAATGAAAGCTTAATTTCGTTTGGATTTGGTTGATCTTGTTCATTTTGTTTTCTGAGCAATAAATCTTTAATTCTTCCCATAGTTGAATGTTTTATCTATATATATATGCTAGTATAATAAAGTAGTGAATGTAAAGTGCCTATGGTTAATTCAAGACGTTCCAATAATCTTCGATCACAAGATTTAGAAAGGTTGAAACGTCTTTTAGATTTAGGAATATCACCAAAAGGTGTTCGTGCATATGCTCAATCAACATTTAATGTTTCAAGACAGCAAGCACATAGAGATACAGTCAAAGCAATGGCTGATCGTTCCAAAGATAAAAGGGTCAAACCTTGTTCTAAGGAAAA